GACATCACCACGATTAATGCTAAAAAATCCGTACTCGACGGGATTGCCCACGTTGCAGGGATCGTTGACAATAACAAGCTTTGTATAGATCAAAGATGTAGTGAGAGTATGTATTCCATTGAAGCTTATCAGTGGGATCCAAACCCAAACTTATTGAAGGAAAGACCGAAGCACGATCGTTCATCTCACATGGCAGATGCGATGCGATATTCTTTGTACTCTTTTATAACTTCTAACACTAGCTTTTGAAAGATACCAACGCAAAAATAATGTTTGACATTGCGGTAGAAGTTTGTTACAATTCTCTAAGAATAAAAGTAATGGATAAAAAATGCCAAAGCTAAAACGAGATATAGTAAAATATGTTCGAGACAAGGCAAAATCACGATATAAAAAGGACACGGAATGTTATATCTGTGGAGCAAAGACACAGTTAGATTTTCACCACTTCTATAGTTTAACAGGACTATTGAACAAATGGTTAAAAGAAAACAATTTGAATCCAGAGTATATACAGGCACTTCGGGAAGATTTTATTGACGAGCATGAAGACGAGTTATATGTGCAAGCAATAACTTTGTGTAACATGCATCATAAGCAACTTCATTCCATATACGGCAAAGAGCCGTCACTTGCTACAGCAAAAAAGCAAATGAGATGGGTGAACATACAGAGAGAAAAAAATGGCTTGGTATCACAAAATACTTGGAATAGAGGAGAAACTTAATCCAGCCCAACAATATGAGGGTATGGCTATTGAATCTTCCCGAGAACCGACACAGAATTACGAATACTACTACGAAAATATAGAAATTGTAAATCGTGGAGTAAATATGATTGTAGACGATGTTGCAGAGATACCTGCGACAGTCGTTGGAACACTAAAAACTTCTGGAATCGTAAAAGGAGTAAAGCGTTCAAGAGTAGAACTGTTATTGAATGTAGAACCAAATCCTTTTCAGGATATAAGTTCTTTTAAAAGAGCATTAGTTACAGACTACTTACTTGACGGAAATATCTTTATTTACTATGATGGTGCTCATTTATACCATCTTCCAGCAGACAAAGTAAGAATACATGGTGATACACAAACATACGTTGAGAAGTATAGTTATAACAAAACAGACTTTTCTCCTAACGAAATCATACATGTAAAAGACAACTCTTTCTATTCAATTTATAGAGGAGTGTCAAGACTAAAGCCAGCACTACGAACAATGCAGCTTATGTCAAATATGAGACAGTTTCAAGATAACTTTTTTAAGAATGGAGCTGTGCCAGGTTTAGTACTCAAAAGTCCAAACACTTTATCAGAAAAGATAAAAGAAAGAATGATACAGTCCTGGACATTAAGATACAGACCGGATTCAGGAGGCAGAAGACCTCTTATTCTTGATGGTGGTATAGAGATAGATAGTTATACGAATACTAACTTCAAAGATTTAGACTTTCAAGATGCAATTACAAAGAATGAAGCAATTATTCTCAAAGCTCTTGGAATACCACCAATAATGATGGACTCTGGTAATAATGCAAATATACGTCCCAATATGAGACTATATTATTTAGAAACAATATTGCCAATCGTGAAGAAAATGAATCATGCTCTTTGCAGACATTTTGGGTTCATGATAAAAGAAGATGTTTCAGATATTGCAGCACTTCAACCAGAATTAAGAGATGCAGCAGCATACTATAGCTCTCTTGTAAATGGTGGAATTATAACTATAAATGAAGCACGAGACAGGCTAGGTTATGAAGAAATGGACGGGCAAGACGAAATACGAGTTCCACAAAATATAGCAGGAAGTGCAGCTAACCCTAGCGAAGGCGGTAGACCCGCAGAAGAGGAAACAGAAGATGAATAAAGTGTTTAACTTACATTCAACATTTAAGTCAGAAACGGAAGATGATGGTTCTGTTACAGTTCGTGGTATGGCAAGTACAAAAGATTTCGACCGAGCAGGGGATTCAATTGCTCCCTACGCATGGAAGAATGGATTAGGAAATTTTGAGAAGAATCCTATTATATTATTTAATCATGATTATAATAAGCCGATTGGTAGAGCAACAAAAGTTACTCAAACTAACGATGGCTTACATATGGAGGCAAAAATCAGTAAGCATGCTGAATGTGCCAACTTAATCAAAGACGGTGTCCTTGGAGCGTTTTCTGTCGGTTTCAAAGTCAAGGATGCTGACTATGTAAAAGAAACCGATGGATTAATGATTAAGGACGCTGAGTTGTTTGAGGTATCGGTTGTATCGGTACCATGCAATCAAGCAGCTACTTTCTCTCTAGCGAAGTCTTTCGATTCTGAAATGGAATACGAAGACTTTAAGAAAACTTTTAAAAGCGAGGATCAATCCTCTTCAAAGGAGATAGATATGTCGGAAGCAACACAAACTCCCGAAGTCGACTTGGAAGCTTTTGCTAAAAAAGTGGCAGAGGAAACTGCTGCTAAAATTGCAATGAAAGCGGCCGAGCAAAAAGCTGCAGAAGAAGCAGAGGTAGCGAAAGCTGCTGAAGTAGAAGCTGCAAAGGCTCTTGAAGCCGAAAAAATACAATCCAGCATAAAGTCTGGCATCGAAACTGGTGCCGAAAAACTTATGGCTGATATTCAGAAAGATATGGACGCTCAAAAAGAGCTTGATGTTAAAGCACTTGCAGCAAAATATGAGAAAGATCTGAAGGAAAAAACTGACGAAATCGAAGCTATGCGTAATAGCAAGAAGTCGTTTGCAGGACGTGGCAAAGGTGATATGAAAGGATATGAAAATGAACTTGTTCAAGCTCACATTCTTGGAAAAATTACGAAGAAAGGTTTTGATACTGACTTTGCAAAAGATCTTATGGAAAAAGCAGGCGTAGCAGTACCAGGAGCAGCATCACTTACAGCTCTTGAGACTACTATCAGCACTACTTTTGAAGAAGAAGTACGTCAAGAAATGAGAGTTGCTCCTCTTTTCCGTGAAATTGCAGTAACCTCAGGTGCAACTGTATTGCCAATCACTCCTGATGTTGAGCCCGCAAACTTTGCAACAACAGGTGCCGTAAGTGGTAACTTGTTAGAAGATGCAGGCGCAAGCAACGATAAGTTTACTATCACTCAAAAAGTATTAAATGCACACAGATTAATTTCTTCACAGTTCATTGACAATAATACTGATGAGCAAGTAATTGTAAACTTCTTGCCACTTATTCAAAGTGGATTAGCAAGAGCTCATGCAATTGCAATCGATAAAGCAATCTTAGTTGGTGGTGGCGGATTCACCAAAGGTCTTGTAGGAGCAAGCGGAACTGACGATACAAATGGTTATGCAGCAGCTTCAGCAGCAGTGGCTAACTCTGCAGCAACAGGCACTAATATTGATGCAAGTACAGGACAAGAAGTAACTCCAGGTACTTTGATGGCTATGCGTGCTCAAATGGGTAAGTATGGTTTACGTCCATTAGACGTAGCATACATAATCCCAACTGATGGATACTATCAGTTAATTGATGCAACTGGCTTTACAGATGTGTCAGAAGTTGGCGAAGCACTTGCTGGTAAGCTTACTGGCTTAGTAGGTACTGTATTCGGTTCACCAGTAATCGCAACAGACCAACTAGCACAAAACCTAGCAGCAGCTGGAGCAGCAACATCAACTGCAGCACTAGCAGTATACACTGGAAACTATGTAATGCCACGTTTACGAGGCGTAAACATAGAAACAGATTATGAAGTAGCAAATCAGCGTAATGTGATTGTTGCGACACAATCTCTAGGATTCGAGGAACTTGTAGCAGGGTCTGGTACTAACCAACCTTCAATAAGATTACCTTACTCCTAATAGTTAGGATAATAATATGGCCGAGGGGAGGTTCGCCTCCCCAAAGGCTTTACTAATGGACTTATAAATGGCAAACTTAATAACACTTGCAGAATATAAAGAAGCGGAAGGCTTGCAGTCTGCAAAAGATGATTTGCAGATAAATAGCTTAATAACATCTGTGAGTCAATTAGTAAAGACTTATTGTGGAAATAGTATTATTGATTTTTATTCTGTTGATAAAACAGAAACATTTAATATTGACTACGAAACTTATGCAGTACAACTTACTGAAAGTCCAGTGGTTGAAGTATCTCTTGTACAAATAAGAGGTACTTATAGAGAAGCATACACTACTCTTACTACAGGTGCATATGAATACTTTTTAGATGAAAAAACAGATAGTATAATTCGTACGACTGATGGTAGTACGTATAAAAACTGGCCTCGAGGACCAGGTGCAGTAAAAGTAGTTTACAAAGCAGGATACGCAAGTACACCAGAAGATTTAAAACTTGCGATTACAGACTTAATTACATACTATTTGAAGGATGAACATAAACAGCGACAGACAATCGCAGGAGCTAGTATACAGAATCAGGCATCAAGTAGTCAACGTAATAATGTTGCATTTCCTGATCATATAAAACGTGTACTAGACTTATATAAGAATTTTTAATGAGTAGAGCGAGCCTCTTAGAGATACTAAACGAAGTTGCAGAAAAAATATATGCAACTTCAGAAGAATATAGAAGAGAAGTCAGTGATTATGAAATACACGAAGTAAAAATTAGCGCAAACGATATTGAAAAACAAGTAATAGCAGAAATGAAAGCTAGAGAAGGCGGAAAAGATCCAACTCCAGCAACTTTAACACTTATTAAAACTGAAGTTTTAGAGATGTGTAAACGATTATATACTAAATTTGATCCAAGTATATATAATAACAATCGTAAAATGACACTTCTTTCTGAAAGACAA